AGTCACTGTGCCTGTAAGCGTGACACCGTTAACTGTGCCTGTGCCGCCTACGCTAGTAACTGTTCCTGCGTTTGCAGTATTAGACCAAGACGAGCCGCTGTAAACCCTGCTCACATTAGATGTGGTATTGAAGTACCAATCGCCTGCGGTAACGGGATCGCCATTAAGATCAACGGTAGGGTCAGACGCCTGTGCGCCTAAGTACAAGCCATCAATAGCTTCCTGTGCAGCCTGTGCAATAGCCGCACTTGCCGCTGATGCAGTGGCACTACTGGCTGAGTTGGTCGCTGATGTTGCCGAAGCGGTTGCACTGTTGGCTGAAGCAGTGGCGCTAGAAGCTGCATTGGTTGCGCTAGAACTAGATGCTGAAGCTGACGACAGTGCTGATGATGCGCTGGAACTGGCAGAGATTGCCGCCGTAGCAGCCTGAGATGCACTCGTAGCTGCCGTACCTGACGACGAAGCCGCAGAGGTTGCACTGGATGCAGCAGCAGTGGCGCTTCCAGCAGCAGCCGTGGCTTGTGTGCCTGCGTTTGTCTCGGCTAATTCAGCACCAGTCTCGGCAGTCTCGGCAGCAGCTTGTGCAGCCTGTGCGTCTAGCTTTGCTTGGTTGGCAGCAGCAGCGTCAGCCGCCACCCCAGACTCCGAACCCGCAGCAGCAGAGGCGCTATTAGCAGCCGCCGTTGCACTGGCCTCGGCTTCGTTTGCTTTCTCGGTAGCTGTTTGTGCGTACTGGGCAATCTGTGAAGCATAGGCGTCCGTAGACGAATCACCTGAACCTCCATCACCCCTATAAATCGGCATAAGCTACTCCTGAAACAAACAAGAAATAAGAAAGGCCCCCGAAGGGGCCAGTAGAGCCTTACTCGTCAAAGACAGCTAGTACTAAGCCACCTTCAGGACGATACACTTGAACACCGTAGAGGGTGTCAGCGGTGTACAGAGTAGACAAGTACTCTTGCTTGTACTGAGTCTGTGAACGTACATTCATCTGCTCGGCGTGTACAATGGCATCCTTGTGGAAGAACAGACAGCCACGAACGTTAGTCTCAAGCGTAGGACAGTTACTAGATACGTAAATGTCAACGCCGTAGACGTTACCAATCAAACCAGACTTAACAGTGCGGTCATCACGGAAGTCGCTAGATACGTAACGCTCAATACCCATTACTGTCTTACGAGCAGCAGGTGGGATGATCAAGCAACGATCTTCCATTGGTACGTTAGCGTCATCCAGAAGCTTGATAGCCTCGCGGAAGCCAGTGTCGGTGAAGTTGTCACCAGTAGCTACGCCACCAGCAGCATAGGCACTCAGGCCAGTAGCAGCGTCAAAGAAGTAGCTGTTACTGTTAACCCAATCTGCACCAGTAGGAGCAGCAAGGTCAAGAGTTCCGTCACCAAAACCAGTACCACAGTTCATCAGGTCAGTGTCAACCGTCAGAGCCAACTGGTAGCCAGCGTCTTCTGTGTAGAACTGTCGCAGGCTGTTGAGTGCCTGTACTTCTACGATGTCCTCAATGAAACGTGAGTACTCAAAGTGGCGATTGATTTCAATCTCCAACTCTTGCTCAACGTTCGCCTGAATGTTAACCGCAGTGTCTTGCACCTTAGCAGATGCAGCGCCACGGATAGGCTTAGGGACATGAATCTTGTCGCCCTTCTTACCTGTCATTGACATCTTCTTTACAAGAGGTGACATCTTCAGGTTCTTCTGGTATGCGGCAATTACTTCGTCGCTCCAGATTTCAGGGATGAATGTTGCTGCGGCTGTCTTATTGACAATGGAGCCACCGCCTACTGTACCGGGATAAGTTTGAGTCGCCATGATAAATCTCCTTTAGATTAGGCTACTTAACACGACCCTCGGCGTACGCTTGAAATATCTCTTCGGATAAAGATGCATAACGATCTGGGTCGGTCTTCATAAGTTTAATAATATCAGCACGACGATATTGTTTCTTACGTTGACTCTGGCCTGTTCCTCGGGCGTTACCTGTACTTGCAGACTTAACTTGTTGCTTACGTACTTGCTTCTCAACTGCTACTGTCTGTTTTGCTACAGAAGCTCTCTCCTTCCAGAGAGACAAGAGTTCATCAGCGGCGTCGTAATCATACTGCTGGTCTGCTTGTACAAACAATTGAGTCCTGATCTTAGAGCCTTTGATCCACTCAGCAAACTTGGTGTCCTTTAAGATAGTGTCCATCTCTGGATGCTTCTTAGAGAGTTCAGCCAAGGCGGTCTCTTTACGATACCTCTGAGTGACTTGATTAGCTTCTTGGATCTTAGGGTGGTTATCAATTGCCCTATTAACTGCGGCCTGTGGGTCAACAAAGAAGTCAGTGTCGTCTTCTTCTTGCTGTTGTACAGGTGCTTGTTGTTTGAGTTGTGTCTGGATGTAGTCATCAACAACACCACGTAATTCACCAACCTCAGAGCTTTGTTTACCTAGAAGCTTCTCAGCCTCTTGGTGCATCTGAACTACCTCTTGCAAGGACTTGTTCTGATACTTCTCTGGTAAGCTAGGCTCCTCTTGGGCTACCTCCTCTTCAGGAGACTCAATGGGATCCTCTGGTGCTTCTAGTGTCTCTACGTTACTATCGTTAACTTCTTCTTCCGAACGCTCGTCTACGAGTTGTGCTCGTGCCATATTATTAACCTTCTCCGCCTAACGGTTGTGGAGTTTATTTACGTCCTGCTTGCTCATGTTCTCGTACCCACTTCATGTGTCTACCGGGGAAATCCCCAGAGGCACCTTCTAGTACGCATTGCGTGGCAGAGACGACCCTTGTAGCGTTAGCACCGCAACCGCACCTACTGGTTGTTGTGCCTGCTTCTACAAATTCTTCAAACAAGTGACCATTGGTACACTTAAAATCGTATACTTTAATCATCACTAAAGTCTTCTTTGGCTTCCTCGTAAGCTTGCTCTACAGAGGATTCTAAGTTTATTAGATGGGATATAACATTAAGTTGTCCCTTCCTAAAGTACATATCGTTAGTATCTTTGGTTGCCTCTAAAGAGTTAATCACCTTACCATTTGATTCAAACTCTTCCGTGAGTTGTTCCCAACCCTCGGTGTTAAAGAGGTCAAAGTATACATTGAAGTATCTTTCTAGTTCAGGGTTCATATCATCCTATATTCTTTAAGTGTTTATCTTACGTTATATTATAACATATTCTGAGGTAAATGTCAAGTGTTTTCTTTGGTATTATTTACGTTTCTTACCTTTGGAGCAGCTACAGCCTGCTTTGGCCTTCTTTGCTGCTGCTTTACCAGCTTTGGTGTATGGGTAGGACTTACCGTTGACTTTAGGCATTATCGTTTTCCTCTCTTGGCTGTTTTAGCTGCTTGTTTAAAGTTTTTAGCTGTTGGTGCTCCTTTAGCGCCTTTGGCTCTCATCTTCTCCTTGCTTCCTGCTTTGATACGCTTACGTTTAGCGTGAATGTTATCGTAGAGTCCTGCCATCACCATTTCTCCAAATCTGACCAATATGCCGCAGACATCTTGCCTTTGGCTATATTCTTTGCGTGTCGTGCCTTGAAGGACTTCTGACGAGCCGTGGGCTTCTTGTCACCTGAGACTCCCTGTTGTCCAAACCTAATGGTCTTAACCTTATCGCCTTCCTTGGCTACAACTACGTGTGACTTTGTAGGGTGACTAGGTGTCCTCTTAGGCTTGTTGTAGCCTGAGACACCTGCTCGTGTCAAACGTGGGTCTTTCTCTTTAGCCATGCTTAAGTCTCCTTAGAGGCCTTCTTAGAGGCTCTGGGGGCCTTCTGAGGGGCCTTGGGTACCCTGAGGAGTAGGTCCGACATTTGGCCCTCTAGGGCCTCTAGGCGCTCCTCTGTTTTCCCTAGGCGGTTGAACTGACCCTTGAACGCTTCGTTGACTTGGTTGATTAGGTTCTTTAGGTCTTGTTGTGTCATTAGCATTACGTTGGTTTCCTTGGTTGTTAACTTGTTTCTCTTTTAGGGCTACATTTGCTATCTCAAGGCGTTGCTTAAATGCCTTATCGTCAGCATCACCTTCTTTGATATTCCTAGTGATAGCCTCAATCTTCTCAATCTCAAGCTCCTGAGGGGCTAACTGCGCCTCCACAGTGTACTTCTGTGCCCTCGCTTGCGACTCGGCAGCCTGTGCAGCTAATGCGGCTGTCTGAGACTCTTGGAAGGCTAACTGAGCCTGCTGTGTAGCCTGTGCTGCCTGTTGAGCCTGTGGGTTAGGCTGCTGGGCTTTCTGCATAGAGGCTATGAGTTCTTCCCTGTTACTTAGGTTCATGTTATCTATGATACTTTGAATCAGGACAGGGTATATCGGGCTATCCTGCTTCATAGTCTGTAGGAGTTGCACAAGTTGTGTAACCTCATACTCACGAGCAATGATACCTAAGGTTGAGGTAGCGTTGAACTTATAGTCCTTCACAGGGTAGTTCTCAGGGTCAAACTGCATGTACCTATACGCAGCCTTCTTAACAAAGGGGATTAGGAAGGATTGTTGGAAGTTAATTAAGGTGCGCTTGTGACGTTTAATAATAGCGCCAAGAGACATAGAGATGCCAGCGGCAGTAGCTTCACCGTTAACAGCACCAGAGAGTCCTGCTGAGTCAACTGCTCCAGTAGCTTGTTGTACCATCTGTTGCAAGGAGGCTGCTTGGGCGAACGTGATCTGACCCACTTGACCAAAATTGAACGGCTGTAAGACTTCACGGGGATCTCCATTAGTTAAGATGGTCTTTCCGGGGCGTATCTCAGGCTTTGCACCTCGTGGGAACTTAGTGGCATCAATGGCTAACATAGGATGTATCGTGAGACTCAAGGCATCTATTCTAGCCCTAAGCTCAGTATCCAAGGCCTTTTGGCTGTTGTAGCCCTTCTCACAAACACCACGCCCCCAGAACATAGAAGGCACTACATCCCATGGGAATGCTACTATAGGCCTGTCTTGCATCATGTAGGGGTTAGCCTCGGCCTTCAGGAGAACACCGCCGTTGGCTATAACAACGATAGCCTCTACGTAACTGCTAGAGTCGTCAGAGGTTCCTAAGTCTTCATCTTCATCATCTAAGGCATCCTCAAGCATGTGCTTAGGTACTAATCCGTAGTACTTCGTTAGACGCACCTTGTCATCACTGTATACAGAGATGTCTTGGTCAGGCTCTAAGTTAGTATCTGAGGCTGCTGTGCCTACGTATACGTCCCTGTAGACGCCTTGCTCCTGTAGTTGTTCCACTAGGTGAGGACTTACAAACTCATCAATGGCTACGCCCATGGCGTCATCAATGGATGTGGCTATAGGGTCAATAAGGAAGTTCTGAGGCATCACAGGCTTTAACTTAACAACTACCCTGTCTGTAATGTTTACACCTACGGCCTGTAGTTGACCATCCATCATAGGCTCAGTAGCCGGGGCCATTTCCTTGATTTCCTCTAGGACTATCTCACCCACCCCTGTACCAAAGACTGCTGCGTTAATTAAGCATTCTGCGACAGCTTTACGTACCTTAGTATTCTCAAAGTCTTCGGTGAGCTTGTTCCTTAGGTACTGAACGTCCTCAGAATCTTTGTCGTTAACATCGTCTGAAATGTCAAACCACTTCCCTCGACCAAAGGTAGCTTCTTCCATCTCAGCAACATTAGATTCTACGGCCTGCTGTAACGCAGGACTAATTATCCGTGAGCGTTCTGACTTCCTCTCGGTATCCGCAGGATCCCAAATGCCACGCCAAAGTCTATAGTACTCATCAAACTTCTCTTCGTAGTTACTCTGGTAATTGTCTCGCCAGTCTTCGCACTTTGTCATTACCCAATCTTCCAATGACTCTTGGGCTAGGATAGGGTCAGGGCTGTATAAGTCATCTTTCATAATTAGTATCCCGCTACAATATCTAAGATTTCAAGCTCGTCTTCTACGAACTCATGTATCCCATAAGGGATGGTCGCTAATTGATCTATGTAAGCCAAAGAGTCCACTAAGTCATCGTGTGTCAGTGGATCCGGGAACTGGAAGAGTTGATCTAGGAATCTAGCGTTCCACTCCCCCTTGTTCAAGCTTATTACACCGTTCTCAAAGCGCCCTTGCAACGCCCACATAATACGGTCTGTTTTCTTCTTATTACCGTGGGTTAACTCTTCTACCCTAAAGTACTTCCCGTGCTTCCTCTGGAGATCCATGAGAGGACTCATTACTGCTTGCTTTGCTATGCCCCTCTCGATACCTACTGAGATAGGCTGGTAGTCTCTGACTGCTTGGAATATCTTCATAGCAGTTTCATCTAAGGTCCACCTACCGTATATAATGTTGTCTACAAACCAGTCACCGTCGTCACCAACCTTGACTACTGAGATTGCAGTCTCATCTAACTTAGAACTCTTAGTTCTCTTCTTACCTACTTCCTCAAAGCCTGCGAGGTCAATGGCTATGTAGTAGTCTCCTGCTTCCGGGGACTCTCCGTAGTGTACCCAGTCTTCCTTAAACATCTCTGAGCCAACAGCCTCAAAGGACGCCATGAACTCCTGACGAAAGGCGTAAGAAGACATGGACTTCTTGGCGACGTTAATTTCATCAGGG